GTAGATGACTTCTTTAATTTCCGGGTACTCGTCCTTGAACTTGTTCCAAGCTCCAAGGGCATAGAGCCTAAGCTGGGGGTTGTCGATTGCTGAGACCGGGATTCCCTTTCCAAATTTAAGGTCAATAACACGGACGGCTGACCGGGAAAGTATGATGACATCCGCAGTACCAAAACCGTCAGGTACCCAGTCGCTGAAATCCACGCGTTGTTCAAATAATGGATTATCGCCTTCACCAATTTGGCTGCGAACGTATAAGACATAATCGTCCACCGCAGCCTCGAAGTCTTCGTTGTAGTACGGCGTCGCTTTGATGATTTCGAATTCTCTTGCATATTCCTCGTATCCAATTTGTCCAAAATGGTGGCGCAGTTTAATCTCGGCAAGAGAGTGCGCCATAGTGCCCTCCTGAGAAAAGTCGAACGACCCAGAACTTCGTCGTTGTTCTGGCAGTGTGGCTTCCAGTCTAGCACTTGGAGTGCATGAAAGCCACCTCTTGGATCCTGACGCGCTTAGGAGTGCATGAGCAGCCATTTTTACCTTTTTAGAGAGTGTTGGGTAATTATATTAATGCAAAAAATAAGGGCCCCTGAGGGCCCTTTATTTATATTTATTTTACCGCGGTAGGGGCGGATTAACCTGCTTTTTTGAGTTGGGTAATCAGGTCACCCACAGCGCCAGCAAAATCAATTGTCACCTCGGCTTTAACATCCAGCTTGCTGTCGCGGGTTTCGCGGTAATCGTCTGGATATTGGCCGCGCAGGGCGATTTCTGCCAGGCGGCTGTTAAATGCCTTATTCTCAATGTTGGCAAGGATTTCTTTTTCCCAAAATGCCTGACCATGAACCGTCGCCATGTCCATGGCCTCGGCGAAGTTGGGGTCTTCCTTCTTCAAACGCGCCGCGGTGGCCTTGCTGATGCCCAGCGAGGCGTACATGGTCTTCTGGGAAGCACCCTGCTTACCCAGCTCGATAACCTGAGCAGCATGCTCCGGCGTAAATTTAAAATTCTGTTTGACTGCCATTATTTTTTCTTCTTTTCGGTCTTAGCAGACTCTTTAAACGCCTTGGCGGTCGGCGCACCCTTGGCACCCGGAGCCCGCATCTTCTCACCAGAGCCCGCCTTAATGCGCTCTTGTTTTGCGTGAATGTTTGCGTAGAGTCCGGGTTTAGTTGCCATGATATAGTTCTCCTAACTATATTAATGCAAATTATTTTTCAGGGACGCCCTTTGGTGGCGCGGCCTTCATGGCCTCTACCTGCTGGATGGTTCGGTGCAGGTCACCCATAACCTCCTTGTTGATAAACGCCTTAACAAGTGCGCTGGCAACTTCGGCTGTTTTGGTGTCAAGCATTCCATCCTTAGGCAAGCCCTTGGGGACATATTGTTCTTTAGTCTTTTTGTTCATTTTCTTCCTCGTTCAATTTTTCAATCTGGGGTTTAAGTTGTAACTGAATGTCGTTAATGTAATTAGCCCATGCCAAAACTGGCACAGCAAAGGGCTTGTTCATCATGTTAATCAGTTCGTTAATATCTTGCAACGTGTATTTCAACGTCACGACGGTTTTCTCAATGTCAATCATTTAAATCTTCCTCTGTTTCTAGTACGGCCTTTTTGGGGCTAAATTGTTTGGTCTTAATCATTATTTCAAAACCATCCCACAGCCGTTGGCATTTCATGTTAAGGACTTCCTTAATGGCAGCCAGCCGGTTGTGTTCATCGTCCTCTGATAGGTACTCGGGCCCATCAAACTTTTCGCGCAGGTATTCGTCAATCAGCTCGGTGGTTCCCCACACATCCAGAATACCTTGTTCCAGATCAAAGCGGTCGTAGTTATTGAAGCTCTTCATCTAATTTGGCCTCCTCAACTTTACCCTTAAAGTCATACACGTACCATTCGCCCAGAATTTCAAGGGCGTAGACCACGCGTTTCCATAGGGCAACATCATCTTCATGGGCCCACATTTTGGTATTTTCGACCCTTTCAATATCTTGGTTCAAATTAATATAGTTTTGAATCAAGATCTTACCGACTAATTCATCGGTAAAGTCTTCGTCTAATTTAATCAACATTTTTTAACCTCCGTTGAATTTCACGTTCCACATACCACTTCGCCTTACGTAGATCCTCGATGGCATCATTTTTCAAATCCGCCCGCCAAATGTACTTAACCGCGTTTCCTAGGTTAAAGTTCATATGCTCCGTTACGGTAATACACTCCACGCCGCTAGGGTGTTTGGTGTAATGCCTTGGGTTATTAATGACATCAAATTGAGACATCATCAACACCATCCATTAATTGACTAACTACCCAGTCTGCCTCTTCGTGGTTTTCGCACAAAAAGATTTTATTAATCTTGCCAAACTGGTTTGTGTCCAAGTCTTCGGTTTCTTCCACGTCAATGTGCATGATACCGTCTTCCATATGTTCTACAACAAATACAGTCATACCCTTAGCTCCTTCTTAATAAACTCAATGCCCTTGGCAAAATGCCAACGCCAATATTTTTCTGTTACGCCAATATCTTTATAGGACTTGCCTTCCAAGAACGCCTCTAAAACAACCTTCTGCTGCTCCGGCATGCGGTTCTCAATCAGCCTTTGAATGTCCAAAAGGTCTTCCGCATCCCATGGCACCCACCCCTCCGCAATTATTTCAGGGTGCGATTCCGGCTCATCCTGCTCAATGGGGTCGATCTCCTCGTCGGACAGTTTGGTTCTTACCGCGTTGACTTTATAAATTGTTATTGGTTTCATGCTCTATATTAATGCAAATTTAGCGCCTCTAATAGCGCGTCCTGCCGAGATATTTTTCCTTCTAATACCTTGACAACCTGAGTATCCACACTGTCCTCTACCGTAAGATGATGAATTATAACGGGTTTTTCCTGACCCTGCCGATAAATCCGTGCGTTGGCCTGAATATAATTTTCCGAACTCCATGGTAAATCAAACCAAACTGTCTGCGCTATGTCGCCGGCGTTGCACTGTAAGTTTAACCCAATACCGCCTGACTGGGGGTGCGCCAGTAACATTTTAATTTTACCGTCGCGCCAGTCTTGCATATTATCATCGTTAAGAACCTGCGCCTCTGGAAACGCTGCCTGAATGCGCTGTAACGCATGCTTAAAATGGTAAAACACCAGCGTTGGCGCCGATGATTCTTCTATTAGCGATTCTAGAAACTCGATCTTGGCGTTGGTTGTATTGACTGTATTACCGCCTTCATCATAAACCGCACCGGATGTAAACTGCAGCAGCTTATTTGCCAGCACGGCCGCGGTCGGTGCCGTTATCTCCTCGCCATTTAAACTCAACACCATGTCCTTCTTCAGCACCTCGTACTGTTTCGCTTCCTGCGGCAAAAGGATGATTGGATGATACAGCATTGTGCATTCTGGCAGCTCCAGATAATCCTTTGCCTGTAGGCTGAAGCAAATGTCCGATATGGCGGTGTGAATCTGCTCTACTGCGCCCGGTTTGGGGGCCCAACTGTAAACTACCTTAGTGTGCCGGTTGATTTTGTCCGGCGTCAGGTACTTGTCTCTGAACTTCGTTAATGAAGTTTCTAACCGTTGTCCCATATCCAATATCCCCACTTGGGCCCACAGATCCGCTATGCTCTGGGGTGAGGGGGTTCCCGTCAGTATTAATCGTTTTTTGAATGTCTTTAAGAATTTCTTCAAGGATTTGAACCGTTTTGTAGAGGGATCTTTGAAGCGACTGCTCTCGTCGATTACCAAATTGTTGAACGTAATCGGCTGATCCAATAACCAAACTAAGTTTTCTAAGTTGACAATATAAATCGACGAATTCTCTTTCAATGCGGACAATCGTTTCGAGGGCGTCCCTAAGATCTTGCTCAACTTTAATTTCGAAAGATGTGTCCAATTTGCTATTTCCTTGTCCCATACATTCTCCGCTACGCGCTTAGGCGCGATAATAAGTGTTGTACCTTCAAACTGTTCCGCAATGATTGTCAGGGCCATGATTGTTTTACCTGTCCCGGGCTCTGCAAATAGCCCCACAGCATTAAGTTTGGAGGCCTGATTTATCATCCTTAGTTGATAATCATGTAGTTGATTTCTGTTTAGCACGTGTCTGCCCCCAAATCCAGTCTGCAATCGCGTAATGCTCGACCATGGTTCCATTATCCTTGATGCGGTTGGCCCGCTGCGAAATAAACGCAACGTTGCCCTCCACATAACCCAACTCCGGAATAATCCTGTCAAGCTGCGGGCCGTTATCTAACGCGTACCCGGGCCCCATTTTAGACTGGCCCCAAACAAACGGGGTTCTAAAGATGGGGCATTCGTCACCTGCGATTGATTGTAAGTACGTTGTCGTTATGTCAAAAGGCAGCCCTAATT